AAATTCGGATCATTTGTATGTATCGCAAAGGGTAAAAAATTAAACTATTTAAATTTGCTAAAATTTTTAGTCGATGATTGTAAAACACAAAAAATATATTTTAATTTATTAAACGAAGATAATTTACAGAATATTATCTCCGCATATTTAAAATCTACTCCAAATGTATACAAGAAAATTTTTAGATCAAAATTAAATCCAAAAAATAAAAAAATTGAACGAATTCCAACAAAAAATTTATAATTGTCATTTGAAAAACTCAAGATATGGGAAACCATATCAACCAAGAAAAGATTTTTCTGATATGTCAGAAGAATTAACAACTATTCTAAGCAAACTGGAATATTTTTTTGCTAAATACTCCCATATCGTAATAGATGAATATTTCGAAGCCCCGAATATATTGCATCCCGATGAAAATTATCCACATATACAGTATTTTTATACTAGAGCAGCAATAAAATCATATACTACATACAAAAACCAAAGAGATGATGAGAATCCCGAAAAACAATTTGAAAAAATCAAAGAAAGCATTTTGTTTATTGGTAAATTTTGTTTAAAAAATAAAATAGAATTAAAAAACTATTTAACCCATCGAAATAGCTATATGTATTCGTGGATAAACCATTATAGAGAACATAAAATAAACCCATATTCATTGATGGAACTTGGAGATTTTGAAAGAATACTTTTTTCTCTATTAGAAGAAGAAAGAGATATATATGCCAGCAATCTAGTAGAAAAACTTGAATCTTTTAAAGTTAGATACTTCAATTCTTATAAAACGAAGACTTTTGTAAAGCAAGCAACTAAAAAAATTGATCTTTTTGTAAAAGAACACTTGCAACATCTAACCACTGTGGTATTATAAATCTTGTATGAGCAAATACACTACATCATTATTCGAATCCATTAAGGATGCGATCAACAAAAACAGCAACACATCAACAGAAAGTTCTTTCAAGGACTTTATGAAGTTGGAAATTGACAAGACGTATGTCGTAAGATTGATCCCTCTGGTTTCAAATCCAGAGCGAACATTCTTCCACTACTTCAGTCACATTTGGAAGAGCGTTTCTACAAATAATATTGTATCGGTGCTTTGTCCTAACACATATGGCGAAAAATGCCCAATCGATGAATATCGTTCTAAGATTTATTCTACAAAAGACGATGCGCAGATTGAAAAAATTCGTCCTATTAAGAGGAATGAAAATTGGCTTGTAAACGTATTGGTTGTTAAAGATCCAACAAATCCAGAAAACCAAGGCAAGATCAAAATCCTTCGATACGGTAAACAATTAGCAAAAATTATCGATGCCGCAATTACGGGCGATGAATCTGATGAATTTGGAGCAAAGGTTTTTGATCTGTCAGAGAATGGTTGTAATTTGAAGATTAAAGTAGAGAAAAATGAAGGAGGTTATGCCAGTTACACCGGATCTAAGTTTACATCACCATCTAAAATTGATGACTTGGGCGATATTGACGAATTATACAATCAAGCAAATGACTTGGATGCAATTTTCGATCATAAGTCATATGATGAAATCAAGAAATTGTTGAATACACATTTTCTAGGTGAAATCGCACAAGAAAACACCCAATCGTTTGAGGATGTAAGGGAAAACTTCGACAGCTATGCTGAGATTGTTTCAACATCAAGTAACGGTACAGTAGTTACAAAGTCTGCTTCGGTTGAGGATAGCGAAGAAGACAAAAAGATGCAGGAAATCTTAAACGACCTATAATATGTTTACTAAAGAAGATGCACTAGAGGCGGCAAAATTGGCTAAATCCATAGGATCTCAACTCGGAGCTATTGATAGATTATCAACAGAAAGACACGAGAGACCCGCCAACCAAATTGATATAAATAAATTTATATCACAAGTAGTGGATCCGAATCGCAAGGTCACCACCAACTCCTCTGGATATGTTCCAGAGGAGTTGGTGCAATCCATGGTACCAGACGCAACATATTCGGTTCCACAACCAGACTTACCGAATGTTCAGAATAATCCGATATCAACTCCGGTTATTTCTAACCAGAACACAAATCAAGATAATAAGAGAAAAATTACAAATAATGTTAAAGAAAATTTGGGTAGTATTAACATAGAAGACAAGACAATGAAAAAAATTGCAATTTCTTTAGAAAGAATTTCAAAATCATATGAAAAATATGTTGATTGTTATGTTAATATTAATGCTCCGACAAATATCTTAAATGACTGAAAATATATTACCAGTACCCAAAACAGTTTTAGAAAAACTACTAAAACCTATTAGTAGAATATCTGAGAGTTGTATATTGATTATATCGAATGATATTCTTTATACTATATGTTCCACATCAGATAATTCTGTTTTTTTATATGGAAAAACTAAATTACCAGTTGAATGTGGTGATTCGAAATTGAATGTTATAAATATTAAAAAATTATTGACTGGTCTTAATTGTTTGGGAGATGGTGGTGAGTTTTCTATGGTTATTAACACCAACCATATAGAATGTCGTACTAAGAGCCAAGATATTGGTGAAAATTGTCATTTTAAATATCATTTAGTAGATGATGGTATTATTAAGGAATGCAGTCTCAACATTAAAAAGATATCTCTTTTACAATTTGATACTGAATTTTTAATTTCTCAAGAAAAAATAAAAAAAATAATTAATGCATATTCTTTTGTTTCCGATGTTTCAAAAATATACTTTTATAGTAAAGATGGTAAAATAAATTGCGAAATTGATGATAAAACAATGCAAAATGTAGATAATTTATCTATGGTTTTAACGGATAACTTTATTGGAGATGATATCCACCACCCAACACCGGTTAACATCGAGATTTTTAAATTATTAATAGCAAGCAAAAGTCCCGTTAAGGTTAAACTTAACAATGAGCATAAAGTTTTTGTTTTTCAGACGCAAGATGATGATAATTTAGAATTAAAATATATCGTTTCGGCACTTGTGAAATAGTATATACATAGTAAGTTTTTATATATGGCTAATAATAAAATAACAACTAATAGTTACTTTATCAAAAGATTAAGAGATAGTGGATATGTTGTTGATAAGGTTTTTAATGATTATTCAAAACAAGATCCTAGATGTTGGACGGTTGTAGTAGACCCAAAGGTATCTTCTGTTATGATAACATTGTTTAATAATCATAATTATTTAGGAGAAGACTATTTTAGTATTAATGATGGTGGTCAATTTTTCCCAGAAAACTTTAAACTTAAAACAAGTTCAATTGAGGTTGTCATAGAATATTTAGTTAAATTTGGAATTAATAATAAATCAGAAACATATAGAAACTGATATGGCATTACCAAGAAAAAAACAACCACTAAAAACAACAATAATGGAAAATTTATCATCAACTAACAATGAGATTCTCATGAAAGAAGTTGCTGATAAAATTTTCGGCGAAGTAAATAAAAAAGAATTGGAAAAAAGTTTAGATCGTTGGTTGAAAGAAAACAATAGCAAAACTGCCATTGCTATGAGAGATTTGGGATTGCTTAAAGCCATAATATCAGAATATTTGGATACTTTTATTGTGTTTGGGTATAATATTGACGGAGAAAGAATAATTTTACAACACTATACTAGTTCAAAAGATAGAGATGCGATTATGGAATTTTTAAAAACAATTTTTATAAAACAACAACAAGATAATTTTTTAGATTAATATGTCATCCTACGAAAATCCACAATTCAATCAAAAATATGTACCCCCGACATATAAAAACTTAAACGAATGGTACGAAGCAACTAAAAATAATAAAGCCTCGAACCCACTAGGATTCGATCCTATCCCATATTTGTGTCAATTATTAAAGACCGCAAATTTACCGGAGGTTGAGCCTATAGTAACAATGGCAGACGATCAACCTTTCGACTATGAAAATTATTTAAATTCTTATTTTGTTACTTTAACCGCAATAGGTGATGGTAGGGTAAATTTTTATGAAACTTGGTCAGAAATATCAAAAGAATATTTACCGAAAATACTAACTCAGATTGAACTTAAACAAACTGGGGGATGTAGAGTGGTGGATGGGTATATTTGTAATGCAGATGGCATTAAGATGGCAAAAGCGTCCAGTACTTGTAAAGAGGGCGATGAATATTTAGAACCTATATTACCAGAAAAAATCATAGAACAAGTAAATACATTTGTGCAGGCTAAGAGAGACGAAAGTTCTGATTATTTCATTGAATATATAAAAAGAAAATATATAAATGATACAAATGATAAATGGACCGTTGTTCTTTTTAGCGTAGACGAAATAAAAGTTTTCTATGTACAAGCATCTAAAATTATAGAAAAAGAAACGGAAGATGTTAATGTGGATGCTAAACCCACTGATCCAAAAACATATTCCACTAAATCATTTTTATATAGCGAATTCTTAAGATATTACTATGATTCTACAGAATATGTATCTGAAAAATTGGGCATTGAAATAAAAACTCAACCATTCATGATGATTCCTGCTACAAATGCTGATCAGGATGAGCCAACTAGAATGTTAACAG